TAACCTTGAGGCAATCACCGAGTATTAATCGGCAATCGCCAATGGTTATATCTTTTAGTATAGCTGACATTTAAAATGGTATCTCATCATCTAAAGGATATTCGTCTACAACCTTACGATTTGGACTCATTTTAGGCTGACCCTCACTACTACTTTTTGATAGTAATTGTATAACGCCATTATATCGCTCTAGCACTACTTCAGTTACATATCGGTCTGAACCACTACTATCTTGGTATTTACGTGTCTGTAGCTTTCCTTCGAGGTAAATCTTAGTGCCTTTCCCTGCATAGCTATCTAACACATTAATAAGGTTCTCATTAAAAACCGATATCTTGTGCCATTGCGTGCGCTCTTGTTGTTGTCCGTCTTTACCTTTCCACTTCTCGCTAGTCGCAAGGCTAAATGACATAACCTTGTTATTGTTAGAAAATGTACGAGTATCTAAATCCGTACCTATATTGCCTATAAGTATTACTTTGTTTATCACTTTTTATCTCCTATGTTTAGTGATTTGATAATAGATTTAACTTCATCGTTTGCTTCTAATATTTTATCTAGTATTGCTTTTTCCAACACCTGATCTCTTTCTACTGTAACTGTTGCCATGACCATATCAGTTGGCCATCTGTTATCGTAAGATACAATGTCAACTCTATCCAAGTCACATACCATCATCTGCAAACCAAGTTGATACTTGTATTGCTTGGCATGATGTCCAGTTGTGTAGTATTTTAAGTGCATAGCATCTGCAAAAGGGCATTTTATCTCTAGCAGATAGCTAATCTTATTGTCTTTCATTACTAATCCGTCAGGTGAAACTGTTATAAAGCCATATTGCTCATGTGTAACAATCCCACAAGTCTGTACCTGAACGTCGTTTACCATGCTGTAGTATTGTCTAGCTTCCTCCTCAGTCTCAGTGCCATGCTCCATTGCCTTGCTTGTAAAGGTATTTTGCGAATATGTACTTGTTAGTCTTTCTCTAACCAAACTAGCTATTAAATTGTTTCTAGTAGCTGTTGACTTACCTAGAAATAGATTGCCTACCCTACTAGCACTAATTTTACCTGCCTTAAGCGCAAACCATTCAGGTGAACCTTGTTCTACTGCATTAATTAACATTTGTTTTTGCCCCTAGCTTAGTTTTTATCTGACTGTAATAATTGTTTAGCTCTGTCTTAGTCTTACCGCTTGGTAACTTTAACTTAGCTAGTTCCATTGCATAACCATTTAGCTCGTTGACATCTTTTGCACTTCCAAACAATTTAGTGTAATGTTCTAACAGTTCTTGATCTGTACCTCGTGCCGCTATCTCACTATAGTCATTGTCAACAGTTCTCAGTGCTAGTAATGCAACTGTGCAGTATCTTCTTGCGTACGTCTGGACAGCACCCATATCGTTTGGTGACATTGAAACTGGCCGCATAAATATATATGACTTTATAAATTGGTCACTCTCTGCGTGTGTTAGTATTGAACTAAATTTGACAATACCATCTTCTATACTGTCCATGCTGTGCAATAAAGTTAGACCATGTTTAGTTAAGACTGGCTGTACTGCATCTAATATGCTTGTTATGTTTGCATACTGAAAGTTTGTTTTACCATATTTAACAGCCGCATTAAATGTAATTGGCGGGAACTCTGGTGTTGCTTTCAATAATGCTTTATGTAGTTCTTTTGTATTCTCTGATTTATCCATTTTTTTATTCCCTAAATAGCTAATATAACAAGTGCTATTGCAGTTGCTAGTAATGTTGCTGTCAGTGTTATCATCACTAACAAATTGATTAGTTCTTTTTTGCTTTCTGCCAACAACAGTTCTTGTTCAGAATTGTGCATAAGCTCGACATCGAGCAAAGTAAGTTCGGCTCTTATTGGCGTGTAATAGCAATCATAACAGACTACAACACCTTGCTCATAACGCATATCGCGTTTGTCATAGCGTGACTTACAATCACTGCATTTTATTGTTTTACGATTTAGCATTTCTTATGCTTTCATTTAATTCGTGTAACTTATTAGCATTAAGTCGTTTGCCATGTAGCTTGCAGATTGGTGTCCAGTGTTTTTCTGGTATACCTTTGCCTACCCACTTCCTGACGCTATCAGCCTGTAAGCCATCACATTGTCTTGCAATGACCTTACTACCTCCGCACCTTTCTATAATCTTTGTTATGCTAAGTTTCATTTATCTTTCTCCTAATATTTCTCACTAAACTCTTTAGTCTTTTTGTCATAGCTAAGTGCCATATCAATCAAATTGTCTAGCTTCTCAGGTAATTTAGTTTCTATGTCATACATCGACGATGCACGTATCTTTGTATCCTTTAACTTACTAGCGGCAAGCTCTAAGATAGCATAAGCATCTGACAATGGCTCGTCACCACAATCTAAAATTTCTTTTGCATCTCTTAATGAGGCATCTAAATTTCCGTCATAATTTTTTACGGCAGTTTCTATAACCTTTTGCCAAACTCGTTTTTGTTTATACATATTACTATCTCCTTTAAAAGCGGCTTGATTGCCAAGTAATATAGATACAGTAGGGTATGCTTATATATGTGTCAACACAATTCGTAAAATAATTCCGATAATTATGTAAATAAATTACAAAATAACGGAAATTAATTCTTGTAAACCATTTGTATTTGTGTATACTGTAGCTATTGCAGGGCAATATCGCCACCAAATAGAGGAGTTGCAATATGACTGATGACTATACATTTAAAGAAAAACATGAACAATACTTAAAGTCATTTAAGTATAAACAAAACAAAGGTGCTTATTACAAAAAAGATAGTGAAAAACAAAAGACATATATTGCTGAAAGAGTATATCGCAAAGCAATGGATATTAAATGGACAACGCATGATCCTGATTTGTATGAGGACAGTGCAGAAGAATTTCACAATAAAATAGTTAATTCTAAAACATGGGCAAAGCACACTAAATATCCAGATATTAAGCCACTAGCTACATTTTCTAGTAGGTTACGCGGTGCTAATGCAAACCGCTATAGAGTTAAATATGGTACTGCTAGAAGCAAAGCCACTGTAATACACGAGTTAGCACATAGCATAGGTAATATGCATCATGGTCGTTCATTTAGGCAATCACAAGTTATGCTTACGGGCAGGTTCTTAGGAACTGAACATAAAAAGGCACTCATGAAAGCTTACAAAGAGGCAGGTTTATCATACGGCAAAGCACGTAAACCAAAGTCATATGAGCAATGGGTTAAGTCTTATAAGCATATGCAAAAAATTAAAGATTTACCAAAAAAGGAAAATAACATGAAATCAGATAAATTTGAAAGGTTAGCTAATAAAAGAGTTAATCGTGTTTTTAAGCAATTACAACTTATAGGCAATCTTTCTAATAGATGTCATTATGAGTACACGCAAGATGAAGTTAAACAAATACTAAAGGCTATAGAAAAAGAAATTGCATTAGTTAAAGAGCGTTTTAGTGAAGCAAAGAGAAGTAGTGATAAAACACCATTTAAACTAGATTAGTAATTACAACATTGCCCCTGCTACGGCGGGGGCTAACAAACAAGAGTATAATAATGATAGAACAACGAATAGATAAAAAAGGAACTACAACCTTTTATACGAACCATTGCTACTACACGCGATTTAAGTATCGTGATGCTGTTGTAAGACGTGATAGACGCGATCAACATAAATGGCTTAAGAGATTAAAGGCTGATGTTAGCAAAGCAATTAGAGGTGACTATGAAGCTCTCTGACCACCCCGACTATGTTCGATACAAACCACTAACTAAAATGCAGTTTGGCAAACTATTAATTGAGCAAGATGGTAAATGCGCGACCTGTAAAGAACCTTTAGTGTTTAAGGCAAGGCAGATACGCGAAGAACATCTACATCAACGTAGCATGGGTGGAAAACACGACTTAGATAATATCTCGCTGACCTGCATTAAGTGTGCAATAAAGAAAGATAAAGCAGATAGTTTAGCACGTAAAAAATTACGTTCGCTACTCAAAACAACCAAGAAGTCACAAAAACCAAAGCAAAAGATACAAGGTAAAACTAAAATACAATCAAGAGGCTTTGGCAATACTTACAAACCAAATATCAAGGAAATAGACTAATGGCTTTTATACAAACATGGAACTGGCGGGATAACATCGACGAATATATGGACATCTACTTTCTTAACCAAGAGTTAGTCCACGAAGATGATGACTGCTTAAAATATGACTTTCATTTATTTAGACGTGATGTTTATACTAACAAGTTTAATTTTATTGAGACATTAAACTGGTCGTGTTATACACACTATGGCGTGGACAAGGCTACAGAGTTCTATGCGATCTGTGAGAAGCATGAAGTAAACTATAAGCAAGCCGCTAACGTGGCCTCACAGTTGTTCGGTGTACCTCGCCAAGCTTAGTGTGATACGTAATTACTTTAGCACCTCTTGCCGATACCCAACCGCCTCTGGCGCTATATGCATCTCGTGTTGACAAACTAGGATTTTGCTCCACTATAGCGCCCATATCCTCCACCACACGTTCGTGGTGCATATGTCCAGTGTGAATATAAGCTTGTGTTGCTTTTCCCCAAAGCTTTCTAAAACGTGGCTCACTCGCAAACAGCTTTGGCAGTTGTGCCATTTTCTTTTTATGTCCATGATGAAAGCCTAATAATATCTCACCATGCAAATACGCATAATATGGAAATTCGTTGTCAATAACTTCCACTCTGTTATCTTTACTAAATACGTATTTTATATGCTTTCTCAGCCAGATTGAACCTGACATATCGTGATTGCCTTCGGCCTGAACTACTACAACCTTACCAAACTTTTTAAGCATCATATGAA